AAAGGTTCATCTTTCCACTTATGCTTTAAATACTTTTTACCATCAGATTTTTTCCTTAACATAATATAATTTCCCTCTGTTCCTATTTCTTCGTATTCCTTGCTAGACTTATTCACATTTTTATTACTACTAATTAGTATATGTTTATTAGTATTGTTATTTAGTACTTGTTGCGATAGGTGGTTGGGAGGTGGTTGCTGGTTATCCACATACTGAAATTGATCGTAATTTACAAGCTTAATTAGGGTTACTTTTCGGTTAGGGTGGTTAGAGGTGGGCTGTAGGTGGTTGGTTCTAGTGGTTATCATTTTTCTACGCACTAGACGTAGTATGAAAGTACGCATCTCACTATAACTCATTTTAAATCTTTTAGCATTAATTCTTAAAGGGAATATTAGCTCTCCTCTTCTTACAAATATCTTGTTATTTAAAAACATTAAATCCTTATCCTGATGGGAAGCTGAACTAATCATATATATCCAGCAAGAAGCTTGTAATAGGTTCTTAAAAACCGGATGTTGCCAAATGTTACGATAACATATAAAATACCCAGATTTACGACTCATTTTTAATCCTTTGTAAAATATGGCATATAACATCAATAGTCCAACCATCGCCTAAAACACTTGCAGCTTGGTTTCTAGTTAATGGTTTTGTATAATTTTCTGGAACAGTTTGTAATCTTTCCATTTCTAGTTTGCTTAAAAATCTATTATGAAAAGGAGATAAATTTTCTTTTGTAAAAATAATATTAACAAAACCAACTAATTTCCATCTTCTAAATCTTCTTTTATTAGATTTATGTGGTCTTGATTCGCCCTCTAATAAACAATATGCTTTTTTTGCAGTAACATATCCACTTTCAATAATATCTTTAAATAAGATTTTTTTATCTTTAGGTTGTGGAATATCAGAGTATCTAAAATTAAATAAATCTCTATATTCTTCGCCAAAATTAACCCAATACAACCTATCTCTCATTTGAGCTGAAACTAAAGAACTATTAATTCTTGATGGATAAGTTTTTAATAAATTAGAAATATATTGATATTCTTGTGCTGCCATTCTTACATTTTCTAACAACCAATATTTAGGTTTTATCTCTTTTAACAATCTATAAAATTCATAGAATAAACTTGATTTTTCTCCTTTAAGTCCTTTTCTTTGTATATTAGCTACACTAAAATCTTGACAAGGCGAACCAGCTAAAATCAAATCTATCTTTGGTAAATCACTAGCTTTTAATTTTTTAATATCTCCAAGTTGAATAGTATTAGGATAATTATATTGTGTAACTTGTATAGCTTCCTTTTTAATTTCAGATGCAAAATATTTATCATATTTTATTCCACATCTATTTAAAGCTATTTGCCCACAACTCATTCCATCAAATAAACTTAATACATTCATTCGTTTTCATAATCCCTATAATACTCTTTCGATTCATCTAACCTATCTTTAATAATCTTTAATATCTCTTGTTCTGTTCCATATTTTTTAATAAATAATTTTTTGCCCAAATGTATCGAATCTTTACCTGTCCTATGGTGTATGCTACATAAAGGGATTGTGTCGCTGTGTGGCGGTCTTAACCCCATTCCTGTATGCTTTCTGATGTGATGTATCTCTGCATGATTTTCTATTCCATTAACTTCACAAGCATAACAACCCATCTGGGCTACTTTGGACATATGCTCTTTCTCGGCTTTTGTAGCTACCTTTTTACGTGCCATTGTTAAATAAATCTTTTTCAATTATTTTTTGATCTACTGTTACTAAAGTATCATTATGACAACCGCCATGAGGAATAATTAATATTTCTTTTTTAACTTTATTAAAATCTGTTTTATGTTTTATTCCATCAATTTTCATTTCATAAGGCATCCCATTAGTATTCCAACCAAAAGATATACAATAGCCATTATTTTTAATTATTCTTTTTATTTCAATGGCATATCTTGAAAACTCTCTCATCTTTCCAAAACCATCATAGCTTTTAACAATCTGATGCGTTGAATATGGAGGGTCAAATAATATTCCATCAATAGAATTATTATCAAATTGTTTTAAAAATTCTAAAGCATCTAAATTATAATCAGTTTTAAATTCTGGGTTTAAATCATTAGTAATTAATAATTCTTTAAAAATACTATCGTTTGCAAATGGATCAATCCATTTACCCTTTAAATATCTTTGTATTAAATCTTTAATAGGTTTTATTGAAAATGTATTTTTATTGGGCATAGCCCATTCTCTTTTTATAATTGTCATTTAACTCTCCAAACAATAGCAGTTTTTCCATAAGGGGTTTCACGTCTTTTTCCACTATCCTCTACCAAGTTTAATATTTGAAGTTCTCGGCAACGACCACAAATTGTACTTAATGGCATTTCCAATTCTTCTGCTATTTCATAGTTAGTAGAAGCTTGGGTTTTTAAGAACTCTAATACTCGTTCTCTTTTAGTGAGTAATTTTGGCTTTTGTTTGTTGTATGCCGATCTTGAAGTGTCGGTATAGTTGTGGGCTTTATAATTTAATTCTAATTGTTTCATTATCTCTATGCGGTAGTAGCGAGGATGAAGTCGCTACTACCATGTTAATAATTATATAGAGATAATTATAATTTCTTATAACAAAATTATTCCTTTTTACCAATTATCTCTATTGAGTCGTTTTATAATGATTTGCTAAAATTATCAAATATTTAAAATAAAAGTTGTGAAATAAGGCAACATTATCCAAAAAGCTAGGGTTTATGCGAGTTATTTACTATGTTATTTAGTTGCAATTAACAACCCATTTAGTACTATATTCGTATGTTTAATAAAAAAAATATAGGAGATAAAGGGATGAAACTAAAAGACTTTAAAAAACTACAAGGTGGATGGTCTAAAGTTATAATTGATGGAGATGAGGTTTGGACACAAACACCTAGAGAAACAAAAACTTTTTATAAAAAGCTTAATAAATTAAAAGGAGATGATTTAACTTTAGAAATTGCAAAACCTTTTTTACCAAAAAGAGTTTTAAAAATGACTAGAGAAAATCAGTTAAAACATATCAATAAAAGCAGTCAAAAATTTTGTGATGCTTTGCCTGATATTAAATTTACCAAATTGGGAGAAGTAAAAGAAAAAAATAGATTTGGTCAATGGGAGTATGTTTAATATGAAACTAAAAGACTTTAGTGCAACCAAACATTTCTCAATGCACTTTAAAAGAATATTTGGTGGCAACACAACATTTGGAGATATTGCTAAAGTAAAAGCAGAACAAAATTCATCTGTGAATCCTTTAGGGAATCACGTTGAAAAACATCTGCAAGAACAAGCAGATTATACAATCACTAAAACAAAGGAGAGGTTATAGTGGACACTAAAGAACTCAAAGCAAATCAAAAGTATGAAAAGGTCATAGAGAAAGTTAAAAAGACCGAAGATAAGCTTTTTGAATTGCGAGAGAAAAAAAGACAAATGGCGGCTGATATTCATAATAAGTATCATCAACCAAATGAAATATTAGTAGCCGGTAATTAAATAAAAAGGAGATAGTTATGAATAAATTATGGATGACAGCGATATTCTGCACTCTGCTTTCCGCTTGTGCGTCTTACGATCCTATAATGGACACTTCAGGAAGAAGTGGTACTTTCCAAACAAGCAAAGCCGAAGAAACAACTAACGACCAACAACATTGTAAATTACTAGCCAAAGAGAATAGTTCTTTCTTTGGTAATATTATTTCATGGATAGAGAGTCCTGAAGCTGAAACTCAACAAACATCAATACACAGAAAGTGTCTAACAAATCGTGGACACTCGGTATTAAATTAAGGAGGAAATATGGAAACAACAGTAAGAACACTAACAACACCTAGAGAATGTGCTAGGCAAGTCGAGGTAGCTTTAAATAGATTTAATAATTATTCAGAAGTGGATAATGAAAAAATATTTAAGACAGTGATGGGTTTAAAACTTCGAGAGAGGCGATTAAGTTTAGGTTTTACCCAAACAAAAATTTCTCGTATGCTTCGAGTCACATTTCAGCAAGTGCAGAAGTACGAGAAAGGCACAAACCAGATAAGTTCATTAAAACTATGGAAATTTTGTGAACTAACTGAAACCGATTTGATGTGGTTTTTTGAACCATTTAAAAATCGTAAATTAACTAATGGGAGAGAATAATGATAATAAAAGCCAAAGATAAGAATGGAAACCTTATTGAGTTTAATCCTAAAGGTGGGAGATATAGATATAAGGTTAATGGAGAACCTAAAAAGGGAGTTACTTCTTTAATAGGAGAAAGGTCAGGTAAAGGGCCGCTTATGTGGTGGGCAGAAAATATTGTTTATCAAGCTTTAAGTAATAAGTTTAAAGCTATGGGTAAGCCAATAGATTTTACCCAGCAATTTACTGACGATCTAAAAGCCAAAGTAAAAACTTTAAAAGAAGAGGCAAGTTCTATTGGTACAAATCTGCACAAACTTGCAGAATGTTATGTAAATAAACAAGACTTTGCTTTACCTGAAACCGAACCTTTAAAGACTATGTTTAAAAAGTTTAAAGCATATTGGGATAGGTCAGGTTTTAAAGTAATGGACACAGAAAAAACAATGTACAGCACAGATTTAGATGTGTGTGGTACTTGCGATATGATTGTGTCAAGACCATCGTGGAAAGGTAAATATGGAATATTAGATATAAAAACTTCTAAAGATTTTTATTTTGATATGCCTATTCAACTTCACACTTATAAAAAACTTTGTGAAGATTCAACTGACTATAAGATAGAGTATTTAGCAGTCTTGAATGTTCCTAAAGAACCAGCCAAAGACGTTTCATTAATGTCTTATAAAATCACACCTAAATATTTAAAAGCATTTAAAGCTTGTAAGTATATTAACACGATTGAGGAAGATTTTAAAAAACGTATGACTGAATACAATAAATTAAGAGGTAAAAAAAATGGTAAATAAATATGATATGCCCTTTTGTGGGCTGCAATTAAAGTTATACGAAACAGGAAAGACAGCACCTAGTTTTGAATACCAAGCACCATCTACTAAAGCTAAATTCCAATGTAGTTTAACAAAGAAACTCTATGGATTATCGGAAGTAATGAATTGGTACACAACACCTGAAGTACAAGCTTATGCAAAAGCTGGATATATGTTGAAATGGGGAAGTCGAATACAAGATGCCAAAGAAGAAAAATATGGTCAAAGAACAGAACAAGTGGTTTGCTTGTATATGATTAAACCCTATAAATCAGGTGCGATAGATGGAATGAAAAAGATACAAGTTCCACCTGTTCAGGTACAACCGCAACCACAATCTATACAAACGAGTCAAGTTGTTGTAAAAGAAGATGATGAGGAATTTAATGATCCAATTCCTTTTTAATTATGGTCAATCTAACCAACGAAATCATTTGGTTAAAAAAAGAACTAGAAAGAGTAAAGAAAGATTTAGATTTAGCCAATGATGAAATCCAACTACTCAATCTTGAAAATAAAAGACTTAATGAAATTGAACAATCACATAAAAAATTAAATGGAGAACTGCATGAACAGATAGAACAAGTTAAAAAGGAAGCCGATAAGTTAATGATGAATAAGATTATTAAATATGAAAAAAAAATCAAAGAACTCAAACAATATGCAGAGGATATGTATAACTACCCATAGGAGATATAATGCAAAATAAAGAAGAAAAAAAAGATTGGGAAGTAACATTAAGTTATATGAAGAAACACGATGATACTTACCTAATCCGAAATGTAAATAAAGACCAAGCAAAATGGATTGTAGAAAATCAAAATGCTAGTCCTAACTTTGATTGCACTCTAATAAAAGAAGATGAATCAGATATTGAAGATGAAGAAACAACTATTAAAGAGGTTATATGCCAATAATAAAACTAGATGAACTCAATGCCGGTAAAGCATATCAAGTCATGGAAGAAGCAAGTAATAAGTGGGCTGAATGTGAAGAAAAAGAAATCATTTTAGAAGAGGGTAAGAAAGCGATACTTGGAAATCTTATTAATCAAGAACAAGCCAATAGTGTTGATAAGCTAACTGATAAGAAAGCTGAAAACAAAGCTAGGAACAATCCACAATATAAACAATTTGTCGATCAATATGCCAAAGCAGTAAGTGAAAAACTTAAAGCCAAGATGCACTATTTTAATTTAGAGAGATATTCAAGTATGCGACAAACAGAATTAAATATCCAAACGAAACTTGCTAATAAGCAAGGAGGATAAACAAAATTTCGATCCGGCCTAGCGGTCTTTCGGAATCCACAGGGCGGTATTAACTAATAGGAGTAAAACAACTATATGGCCGCCCTCGTGGTACTAAAGGAGGAGAGATGACACATTTATTTTTAAATCACAAAGGTAAATATGAAAGGATAGAAAACCGAAAAGAACTGGGTAAAGTATTCATGTTTTTATTTGGTTTAAGTCTTTTATGCTTTCTAATGGGATTTGGTTATTTAGTGTTTAATAATTTCTAATCCTGATAAATCAGTTTTAGAAGTAATGTCTTTATAAGAATAAGTATGACCTAAAACAAATGCGTCAGGGTGTTTGTTAAGTTCATGTAAGGTTCTTCTGACTCTAGGAAAAGCTGGTTTTTCATCAACAAAAATAAATGAAGCAAAGCAACCAAAAGGATTATCATAACTACGAAGTCTTACTTCTAGTTCTGTAATAACAAAATCAATGGGATTACCCACTTCCTTTTTTTTTTCTTTTTTTTTAAACAATTCGTTTAATCCTAATATCATTTTTTCTTATTCCTATTTAAAACTTTATCCGTCATCTTGGTACTAAATGTTGCTGTAAAAACAATAATCACAAGATACCATACCGAGTCCGGCAAGTCGTTTATGATTCTTACCCACTCCTCAAATCTTCCTCTTGTAGTTTCAAACCAACCGGTACTTAACATTCCGATTAACCAAATAAGTAAAATTTCATCTTTCCAACTTTTATCCTGACTCTTAATTCTCGCAACATCAACTTCTTTACAAGCTTCTATTTCTGCTTGTCTTATAGTTTTAACTTTTTCAGCTTTGTGTTTAAAATGACCTATTGCTTTATTGGCAATCATTTTAGTTATTGGATTACTTATAAGTTTAAACCACATTATTTTAATTCCTTACCAAGTTTGGCATAATGAATAATCTTGTCATATCGTTCCTTATCTGTTTCGCCATCTTTTTTTCTCGTTGCATACTTCACAATATTGCCATCAATAAAGTTAAGCTTATTGGCTGTAATATATTCAATGGGCTGTATGTTAAGCTTTAGGTAATGGTTACCCCCACTTTGTTCTTCAATAGCCCTAGAATCGCCTCTATGTTCGTTTATCGTACCATTTTTGTTCATACTATATCTCCAATCCAATTTCCATGCTTATTTAATACCATAGGAAGCAGTCTAGGAATACCATTTAAAATCACAGCAGAACCCATAATAAATCTTGTTCTAAAGTTTTTAGCATAAGCAAAAGCCATATGTTTTTGTGCAGCTAAACATCCTACATTCATTGCAAAGAATAAATTATCAGGATTAGCCCAATAGCTTATTAAGAACTTGGTATGATAATGACCTTGCACAGCACTCATACCCATTGTTTGAGATACCTTTAATAC